TGATGCTGTCAGCCTGCTCATCCGTCAGCGGCTTGCGTTGTTGTGGTGTGGTGTATAGCAAAGTGCCTACTGGTAGGTCGTTTATCTCGTTCTCATCAAAGTCAATGTCGTGCGTGTTATTTACGCCATTGCAAACCCACGCCACAGGCTCACCCTGCTCTTGCTTTGGCTGTTGGTCACGCATCTTGGCAATCACAGCAAACGGGTCGTCTCCCCACCTCACACCAAGTGCCGTATATAAGTCCATCATGTGCGCGGCCTTGGCTGCATCGCTGCCTTGGTAATTGTCTTGCTGCTCTGTCATAACTTCTCCTCGATCTCGTTGAGTTGAATCATCATGTAGATTGAAGCCCAAGCCACAACCTGCATGTAGTCCTTGTTGATGAGGCCGCTAATGATTTGAATCCATGTGGCAATCATCATCACGAACACGCTCATCTTCCACGCAATAGATCCGATTGCCTGTGCGATCTTCAGTTTGTCTTTGTACGTCATCAGTGACTCCATGGTGGTGGTGTGACCCACACAGTTTTTGCTGGCCTGTAGCCTTCGGGTGCTGCGGGTTGCAGGCTTTGCTCAATGCCCTTGAGCTTTTTCTTGCGCGCAGCTTCAGCGCGCTCTTCAGCTTTGACTTGCTCACGCAAAGCCTTTGCCTCAGCCTTGCGCTGCTTCGCCTCAATCTTCTCGCGCTCGAGCTTCGCCTTCAGCTCTATGCGAGCCTTGCGTCTTTGCGCAACAAGCTGAGCGTTGATCTCTTTACGTCCAACGATCTGTCGCTGTATGCGAGCCTCCTCCTTGTCGTAGCACTCTGCATACTCCATGGGTTTCTCTGCGCTCGCGGGTACAGACACGCATCGCCAAACAGCTCTGTACTTTCCAGCGGAAACCTTCTCCCAGTCTCCGACGTAGAAACCGTAGTTGCGCTCAAGCGCACTCATCACAATGTCTTGCGGCGTGCCATCGATCTTGGATATGTCGCGCGTCGTCATGCCGTCTGGGTTTGCCAACAGCAGGTTGCGCAGTCGAATGCCTATGTTGGTTGGCCTCATGGCTTCACCCATGTCTTTGGGTATTCCATGTCTTGCTGATCAGTCTTGCGATCAACGCGCTCAACCTCGTAGCCAAGGACATTAACTTTTTCCTTGAGTTCGCGCAGCAACCCCGAACTCATGAACGGTGCGACGTCGAGCAAGTCCTCGACGGTGGCATCGCGCCAGTTGGTTGTGCTGTAGCCGTAGCCACTGCGAACTTCTGACTCTTGCACCTGCAGCACGAGCATTGAATCGTTGGCTCTGAATCGGATGTCGGTGATGTTGCTCATGCCAAAGTCTCCACGCGACCATCGCGGTACTCGAGGCGGTCATTGAATCGGCTGGGGATCTTCTCGTGCTCTTGCGAGCCTTGGCGTACTGGCACCCAACCAACAACCAATGGGTTCTTGCGCTGGTCGACAGTTGAGTTGGTGAGTGTGCGAGGGCCAACGATTTGGCCGCCTTCAATTTGTGGTGTGATCATGGTCGTCTCCAAGATGAAACGCGAAATTGCGTTGCGCGATTGTATAACAGATGTGAACCTTATCCAAGGGTCTCGTCAATATATTTTGCGAGCATGCGCCCAGCCTCGAGCACCAGCTCTCGATCGTTGTCCTTGGACGGTAGATCCCTCTTGGTCCACTGCCTGAACTCACGACTGAGTGCGCGCCAATGATCTGGGTGTGTGGTCTTGAGCCAATCAACTGCGGCGGTCATAGCACGAAGCTCTGCGCTGCTGTATCCCTCGACGTCCTCGACCTCGGCAGCGAACGCCGTGGTCTTGGCAAACATGGGTGACACGTGAGGGAAGCCGAGGTCGCCTTGGGCGTCGCTCCAATCCTTGGCTGCCCACATGCTGAGCAACTCACCGCACCAATCAGGTTGGATTCGAATCATGGCAGCACCTTGCACTTCTTTTCTGTCTGGACCCAGTAGCCCGACGATGTGTTGTTGTAGACCACACCATCGATACAGCGCGAGTTCTCAGCCTTGCGCGCGTCTCTGATAGACCTCTCGACAATCTCCTCCTTGGCGTCTCTGTAGCCTTGATCGAAACCAAGTTTGCCAACAAGACAACCGAATCCGATCATCACTGCAACGAACAATCCAATCTCTCTCATGATGCCTCCCGTTTAAGTTTTTGTTCCTTGTCCCTTTTTATCAAGCATGTGAAGTGATAGATGGTGAACCCATCGTTGTAGAACCTGTCACCATCGTTGAATCTTTGCATGCAGTAGCAGCATCGATGCGGTAAGTAGCCATTCATGATGCCTCCCGCTTGAGCTTGGGCAATGGCGCCCAGTGTGTGTAGAAAGTTTCCTTGCCGTGGTACTGGCCGTACATGGCCACACCACCTTTGCCCAGTAGTTGCACCTTGGCGCCGCGTGGGCAGGTCTCGATGGGCTGCCAAAAGTAGTTGTGGTCCACGGCTGCTGCGCCTGTGCTGTCGAGTTGTGATGTCATATCTGGCCTGTTGCAATAGCCAAGAGAAATACGCAAACACAGAACGCAGCCACGTAGCCAGCAGCCCTGAAGAGATTCTTGCGACGCTCGTCTTCTGCGATGCACTCATCAACGTATCGCTTGTACAGCTCAGTGACTTCCTTGGGTGCGCCGAAGCAAAGGAACTCACGCATCTGCGCTGCGAACTGCTCGCGCATGGTGTCGTTGATTGCCTTCTCAAGTGCTCGTTTGTTGATCATGGTTTCTTTCCTTTGCATTCGTGGTTGTACGCTTTGACTCTGTCGTTGACTATGTTTGGCCATATCCTCTCGCAGCTCTTGCAGCGATATGCCAGCGTCACTGCCACTGGCCTCGTCGGGCCACTGGTGTAGGTCTTGATGACTTCGATCATGCATTGGCTCCCCTTGCTCGGATTATTTCGGCTGGCTCGTGCGGCTCGTAAAAGCCAACGCCGTTGTTGCGTTTGTCAAACTCTTGTGCGCACGCCTCGCGCTCGTTCAAGATGCCGTTGGTGTAGGCGTTGGCAGCTATCGATTGGATGTGGTCGTGCAGGCGCACGGCATCTTCGTTTGAGATGGTGATACCTAGGTGACGCGATATTGCCCTGGCAGTTTGGTAGCCAGTCATGTCGCCATGGACTGGTGCAGGCGGCGTCGCTTGCTTTGGCTTCTTGCCGAATTCGATGACGTTGTCAGTCATGGCAATTCTCCTTGAGCCACTCCCACGAATCCGCATGCACCAGGTGTATGGCAAGGCTGCTCCAGTCGATTGATCTTGCACTTGGCGCAGATCGCACCAGAGAACACGGGCGGCTCGCTTGCGCTCGGCAGCCTCTCAGTTGCCACCACCACCGTTGGCTGATTGGGCATGAGGCGGCTCACGACAACCGTGTGAACGCCGTCGCTGGTATCGATGCCGATCGAATACTTGGCCTCATTGAATGCCATGAACTTGCCAGCCTCGAAGCTCTCAGCGTCTGCAAGCATCTTCATAGGTGGGTTGGCCGAGGCTTTGATGATGTCCGACACAGTGGCCATCAGCATCTCGTAGCGTTGGCGCCAGTATTGTTCTCCAGTCATAACTTCACCTTCTTTACCTCGACACAAAGACTTTGTTTTGTGTAAAGCCTATCTGCAATGGTGGTGCCAACGCGAATGCACTCCTGCCTGTCAGGCAAATCGTTGATCACGATGGAATGCGCTGGGGTAGATGTGCTGCCCCCATTGAGTGTGATGATGAGAATCCAAGTGCTGATGATCGGTGTCATGTCAAATCTCCAATAGTTATCGTCAAGAAAATCTTTCCCTTTGGCTCGGGGTCAGTCCAGATGAAGGTCTCTTTGCGGATGACCTTGTTCGAGTCGTCGACCCAAAGCTTGCCAAGCGTGAGGGCGTCGGCTGCTTCCTTGCGTGCGTTGTCCACGTCGCGAGCACGTCGATCAGGTGGGGCCAGCAACCACTCAACTTTGAGCGGGCCAGTCAATGGCTCCTTGCCCAACCCCTTCCAGCCAAGCAGCTGCGCGATGGCAGCGCGGTAGGACTTTGCCTCAGCCGTTTTGTAGTGGATGCCAGTGCGCGTGTGCTTCGTCGCATGGTTCCCAGTTGGCGGCCAAGGCAGCTCCAACTCAATCGTTTTCAATTCCATATATTGCCTCTTTTTTAAGCAGGTTCGTTATTAGTAACAAGTGTTGTGTTTTTACAACACCATTTGATTAACCGCAACAAACGCAACAAACGCAACAAGAACAGGGGTGCCTAAGAAGGGGGAAAGAGAAAATATATATATAAATAAAGGGTATCTTTTTTTAATATATATATACCTGAATCCCTTGCCCCATGCGGCTTTCCCAAGGAGACAAGCCTGTTGCTGTTTGTTGCGTTTAATCGTCTCCCTCGTCTTCCAAGTCATCCTGTGCAAATTGAGTAGCAACCCAAGCCATCCGACTTTTGCCTCTTCCCGACGGTGGTTTGAACTGCACAAGCTTCACCGCCTCACGGCGTTTGAGTGCGTCCATGATGTTGTCTTGGTTACGTGGCTCGAGTGCTCTGAAGGTACGACTGAATCGATTCAGCTCATGCTCAGTGCGTCCAGACACACCACCTTGGACGATCACTCGCAAGGTGTCTTGGCACCAACGATCAAAGTCGCTGTCACCCATTCGAGTAGCAACCTGCTCCTCTTGGACCAACATGGTGAACTTGACGAAGTCGATGGCTAATTGGGCGCTGGAGGGGTCAATCTCGAGCCCCCCACCCTGAGCTACCTGCTTGAGTGTTTTAGCGTCGTAGCGGGCGCATGCGAAGCCTAGGGCGTACTTTGCAGCATGCTCCCATGCCCTACCCCACAGCGGAGCCAACTGTTTGGCCTTGACCTCCTCCATGTGGTCCTCGACCCATGTGTCGAAGTCCATGAAGATTTGGTTGGTCATGCCAGCGAAGGGCACCTCGATCGGGTTGGCTGGGTCTAGGCCCATGATGCCGTTGCTCATCTCGCGGGCAGCCTTCATCCAATCGATGATCGACTGCGGTGGCTGACCGATGCCCACGTACTGCTTTTGCACGCGACGGTCTGGCACAAACATCATGATCATGCGGTTCAGGTAGCCGCTCACCACGTCTTGGCTCTGCAGCGCAGGCCACAGAGTCTCTGGTGTGGTTGTGCCATGCAAGCCCACGCAAGGGTACGCAATGTCCACGCGTTGGCGGTTCTTTTGGTCCGCGTACTCTGTGCCGTTGTAGACCGTGCCTGCGCTCGAGAAGAGTTTCATCAAACTGGTAATGATCGATGCGAGGTGGGGGCCTGATCCCTTTGTGGCCACAGCCTTGAGCAGTAGGCCCAGCTCGTCGATCTGGAACAGCGTGTTGGGGTGTGCTGCGGTACGTGCCAACAAGCCTTGCCCTGATGCCAGCTCTTCACCGCCAAGCAGGTCGTTGAGGCCAGCTGCGGTCATGAGCACCTTGACGCACTTACGTGCATGGTCCTTGCCCGCAGATGTGCCCGCCACGCCGACGAGGTAGTAGTTGGTGCGCAGCCCTGTGCTGGTTGCCACCTTGCGGCCGAGCACTGTGCCCACCACGCTCAAGGCGCCAGCCAGGGCCAAGATGGGTTGGGGCTTCTGCGCCGTCTGCAAGATCCACTCCATGATCTCCTGCACGATGCCCCCAGTTTGGAGGAGGTGTCGTGGGTAGTCGGGCACGTCGTAGGCCAACTCATCCGAGTTGACTGCCTCTTTTTTAAGCACAGGTAGGTCACGCTCCTCATCGATGATGATGGTCGTCGAGGTGATAGGCGTGGTGCTGCGCTCGAGCACGGGGATCTCTTTAGCTGCCGCCTTGCGCTTGGCCTGTGCGGCGAGGGCTGCGTCGAGGTCAATGACCACGTCGGGCTTGCGCTTAGGGGCGTGGCGCTCGATGCCAACCAACTTAGCAGCCTCATCCAAGGCGGCCTTGATGTCACCGTTGTGCTGCAGTGTGCACATCAAATCGAACGCATCATGTGCATAGCCATCGGCCAGCGGGTCGCTGCCATGGTGTGAGTAGCACTTCTGCTGCTCTTGGTCGAGGAACAGCACGAGGCCAGGTATCTTGGTGCTGGAGCTGGGCGCCAACCAGCGCTTGCCCTTCTTGCGGTAGCCAGCCTGTGTCAACTGATCTTCAAGGCTCACCGCCTTGTTGTACGCGCCGATCACATCGTTGTGCTCAGGGTTGACGGTGCGACTCTGCTGCGCATAGCGCTTGCCACTGTGCATCGTCTTCCATGGGCACATGTTGTCAATCTCTTCGCGCAGCCCGCTCGAGCGGTCGGCCAGCTGACGCCAAAGGTCAAGCAGGATCGCTGGCATGGTGGGCATCTCTTCGAAGTCCCATGGCGCCTTGCCCTCGGTCCACGTGTAGTTGTGCCCATCAGGGTGCTGACTGGGTGGGAGCACGTCTTGGTTTGGGCCAGCACGGAACTCGATGATGGTGAAGCGATCCACTGGGGACTTCGCATCCTTCTTGGGCCACGTGATCTTGAGCAGCGGCAGGTCCGCAGGAGCGCCGACGAAGATCACCTTGTCGCGGTTGTCCTTGCTGCGAATGCGCATGCCCTGCTCGATGATGGCGTCGTAGTCGATGCCAAGCTCCTCCATGATGTGGCGAGACCATGCCTCGTCATCCACATCAAGGGCGCAGGTTCCGCTGGGTTGGTGCACCAAGCCCATGTTCTGTGGGCCTTGGCTGAGTTTGAACACTGCACGCTCAGGGGTGTTGATCAACTCGGATGGGCTGTTCCAGCCAGGGTAGTTTGGACCCTTGGTCTTCATTGGCATCATCACCAATGACCAGCCGCGCTGCATGTAGGCGAACGCGTGCTCTATCTGGGACTTCTGAAGGTCGGACAGTTTTGATTCGTTATTGTCTGTTGTCATCGTCTTGCTTTGACGTCTTGAAGAAAAGGTGATCGGGCCACGGCCAGCAAGACGAACTGGCACGAAGGTGGCCACCCTGTGGCCCGACCTAAAAGTTTAAAGGATGCCTTTGTCGATCTTCAGCGCACCCTTGGTCACCTTGTTGATCTTGACCTGCTGCATCGCAGGGATGCCACGGGTTTGCCAGTTGCTCACAGCTGGCTGGGTCACGCCCAACGCCTTAGCCACGGCCACTTGGGTCTTGAAGTGCTTGATAAGTTGTGCGAATGTCATTGTCTTTTCTCAGGGTTGAATGTAGATGGCCGCGAGTATAGCACCTGTGAACCACATCACAGATGAAAATATTTTTAAAATATTATTGTGACAACGTATAAATGTTGTTATACTAATTCCAACGATCCAGCGTAACTGGTCACGACAGGAGTCCAAAATGTTAGGTGAGATCTCTGAAAACTACATGCGCTCAGGCCGCTACGACAGCAAGAACCGAGAGATCGGTTACATCGTTGGCCTGCGCGACGACGGCGTCAACTTCTACGCTTGGGTGCAAAACGCTCGACGCGTAAGTGGTGGTGAGTGGAAAGACTTCGGCGTGATCCAACGCAGCAAGTGCTTCAAGTCTCAGGCTCTGGCCACACGCTGGGCCTACGCCACCGCCAACGAACGTATCGCAAAACTCAAAGTCTAAGGGAATCACCATGTACACCATCTATATCATCGACCGAGCCAATCAAATCAGCCAACAGACATTTGCCACCCAAGAGCAGGCCGACGACGCCAGCGATCGTTGGGAGGAGGTTGGTGGCTGCGAGGTGTTCACCGATCGCACACGTGCCATCGGTTGCAAGGACCGCTACGACCGACGCATGCGCGCACAGTCAATGCGTCTTTGCCGAGTTGTCCGATAACTTCACAAGTGTGATACACTGTTACCAACAGGAGATCAAAATGAGCTACTACACAAATCGCCGATACAACCCACCTCGCGAGTGGTACGAGAACAGCACCATGATTGGCCCCAACACTGGCAAGAAGATTGACAAGCCAGCTGAGCCAGACATGACCCAGTACATCCAAGACCGCATCAACATGTATGCGGGTACACCATTCCCAAACAAAAGCAGCGAGGCCATGAAGTCTTATTGGTTGGGTCAAATGGATCTGTACAAGGGTTACCTACGCGGTGAGGTAAAGCGCGCACAGCTTGACATGGACATGCTGAACAAGATGAGTGGATGGACTATGCCCGAGTGGGGCTACGCAAGGAGCTGACATGAAAACCTATCAATGCATTTGCGGACACCTTGCGTATCGCCTACCAAGACGTGGCTGGCTTTGCCACTGCGCCAACCCATCACCACGAAATAAATAGGAGCTGCTATGAAAATGAAAATCGCACTAGCGGACTTGTTCCTCGACTACTTCAACAACTACCTCACCATCGAGAAGTTTGCTGAGCACAACGAGATGGAGGTTGCTGACGCCAAGGTCTTGCTTGATCTTGGTCGAAAGTACCACGAGCAACGTGCGGCAGGTGAACTATGAAACTTGCTGCCTACCTCATTGCAATAGCAGTTGTGCTGCTTGACATTTTTATTTGGAGACCGTGATGAGACACGACTTTAATGAGGGTAAGTACACCGTCATAAACGACAACGGCAAGCTAACGGCGCTGCGTTATGGAGAGCCATGGGGCAGAGACCTAACAGGCGACAACTTGATTTATTGGATGCTGATCGAAGTTGACAAACTAAAAAAGCAGCAAGATGAGTTGCTCAAGGCATTGAAAACATCGCGCAGCATGCTTGCAATATGCGCTGGCCCGATCCCATCTGATGATGAGCGCCAAGCCATTGAGTGGGCAGATGCCGCCATCGCCAAAGCAACAGGGGGGACATCATGAAATTGAAAGAGCAGTGGGGCACAAGAGTTTGGGAGTGCCACAGCACACGCGAATTGATTCGAGGCAAGCTGAGCGAAGCCGATGGCGGGCAGGTTGAAGAGCTTCAAGAGAAAGTTGAAATGCTCACTGAGATGTTTGCGAACCTAATTGACAGTATGAACTTGAGCGACAAAAAGAAACTGGAAATCATTCCAATCTATGGGTGGGAGTTAGTCGAATGAACACTTGGCCATTCCCAACTCACCCACTACCGACACCACGTCGCAACAACCCACCGAAATTTAACCCTGACAACCACGAGGACGCACCACTATGAATGCATACATCAAATTTTTGAACGAGTCCGTTGGCATCCCAAAGCCGCACGACTCGACGGCGCGTGATCTACTTGACTTGGTCTGCCTTCACGAAGGTATGAGCTACCCACTGACGGTGACTCAGGTCATGAATCAGCCGCAGCTCGCGTCGCCAGCGACGATGCACCGCAAGCTTGAAGACTTGCTCGAGTTGGGACTGGTCACGCATCAATACCAAGGAAAGAATAGACGCACCAAATACGTTGTGCTGACAACGCAAGGTCAGCTGTACTCAATGCTGATGAGCCAAGCAATGGAAAGGGCCATGCAATGAAGGCCGTATACATCATTAAAGCCGAAGGGTATAGAAACTTCTTCGAGTCCGTCACTGTGCAGAAGGCGCTGCATGACGGCCAGAAGGCAGCCTTCGAAGCGGCCAACAAAGGAATGAGCAACGTGCGCCTTGAGGTCTACGAACTGGTCGCTCAGGCCCCAGTGGTCACCACCCACGTCATCCACATTGAGAAGGTCACGAAGCCATGAGAAAGCGCAGCAAGTACAGGCCAAAGAAGCAGCTCGACGATCCAGTCTCTTGGGTTGTGTCTGGTCTCAAACCAATGAACGATGTGTCGTACACCCTTGTGCTGCGTACACGCAACCACGACGCCATGGACAAGCTTCGCCGAGGGGTAGCTACCAAGGAAGACATTGACACGCTTATCGGGGCATTCAACATGACTGAGGGGTACAAGCGCCTTCGCCCAGAGCTTGGCCAAGACTGGTCCACGGAGATCCGTGCAGGTCAAGACGCCTTGCTCGAGGTTGC